AATCAGGTCGCCGATTTATTGGCATCGAACGAGAGGCCGAATACGTGGAGATTGCGAAGGCTAGAATTGAAGCGGTGAGGGGGCTTTTCAATGCCTGATCTACCGGACCGCGAAACCTACGAACGAGCCGTAACAGGTGCCGTGCTGGACGTGTTCGCGCGGTACTCCGATCGGAACCGTTTCGACGCTGAGCGGTTCGGAAACGACATCGCGGCGGCGGTGGTCGATCCGTTACGCGAGATCCGGCAACGGGCGATCATCGCGATGCTGATCCTCCTGAGCGACGATTCCCAAGCCGATTCGATCCAGCGATTGCTGACGAGGAACGGCGACCGATTGGCGGCAGGTGCCGAGTCGCAAGCGAGCCGGTTGGGCAGGACGATGGCCGATACTTCCCGCGATTGGTTGCGGGATTCCGAGGACTTCGCCGGGACGCTGAACGACCGCGTTCTAAGTCGATCGAGGGCGGAGAACGTCGGCATCACGGAAACGACAACCGCCACGAGTGAAGCCGAGGGGATCGGCCAGGACATCCTAGCCGAGATTGGGATCGACGCTTCGGCAAGGTGGTTCACGCAGTTGGATGAACGGGTCTGCGATCTATGCGGACCATTGCACGGCACGACGCAAAGCCGATGGCCGGTTGGTCCTCCTCCTGCGCACCCGCGTTGCCGGTGCTATCTCGTGTACTCTGTGACACGCATGCCAGCCGGCGCCCGATGACAGGTTTCACGCGAAACCTGTGAAGCGAGTGGGCAACGTTTCGCGTGAAACGTCTGATTCAAAGTGATTGGCCTCTCCGTAAATTGGGCACAACGGAGGGGCAACCTATGGGAAAGCGATGGACTGAGGCAGCGTACGGAAGCGGTAAGGTCGACCGAGAGGCTGGCTTGATCCGTGGCGTTAAGGTGCTTGGTCTCCAATCGCGGAACCGTCGCAGCTACCTCCCCGAGGCGACACGTCGGGCCGTTGGTCTCTACGAAGGGGCACCGGTCTACATCGATCATCCGGATCCGCAATCGACCGGGACGCGATCCTTTCGCGATCGGTGGGCGATCCTGGAGAACGTGCGAGCCGATGAGTCGGGTGAGTTGTGGGGCGACGTGAAGTACCTCAAGACGCACCCGATGACGGAAACGATTTTGGAATCTGCTGAGTTGTTCCCTGACACGTTTGGCCTTTCGCATAACGCGGAAGGCGAGGACGAAATGCGGAACGGTTCGGCGGTGGTGACTGAGATTTCCAAGGTTTACAGCGTCGATTTGGTGGCCGATCCGGCGACAAACAAAGGTCTTTTTGAGGGCGTGCAGACGATGAAAAAGAAGCTGTCGGAAGCGGTCGCGGGGTCGGTGTTGGCGCCGGTGTTCGCGCGGCTGATTGAGAACGAAGGCTACGACGATATGCCGGGGATGGAGATGGAAGTCTCCGACGATACTCCCGAGGCTCACCTGGACGCGGCGCTGTCGCTCATGGTGCAGAAGATCATCTCCGACAAGTCGCTTGATATGGCTGGCAAGCTGGAGCAGTTCCGCAAGGTGCTGGAGATGCAGGCCGCTATGGAGACCGTCGCCGAGCCATCGCCCGAGATGGTCGCCGAAATGGAGCAGATGAAGGAAGAGAACGCCAAGATGAAAGAGTCGCTTGCCCGGATCGAATCCGAAGGCAAGTGCCGTGAGTTGCTTGAGTCGCTGGACCGTGACCCGACTCCCGCGAGGATCAAGGCTCTTGTCGCTTGTGCCGATGCGGACCGCAAGAGCATTGCCGAAAGCTGGCCGGCGCGTGGCGAAGTTCACGTTGATCCGTCGAAGCGTCCATCGGCAAGCCCCGGACGCCTGAAGGAAGGGAACATCAGCTACCCCAAGTCGATCGACGAATTCACCCGCGCCGTGCGTGGCTGAGTTCTTTTGTTGGTTGGTTTCGTGAGTGTTTGAAAAGCAAAGGAACTGAGTTATGCCAAAGGGTTTGAATCTGGATGATCGGCTAGAGCAGGCAATCCTGACTCACTCGATCTGTGATGATTTCTACAGCGAAGATACCAACACTTGGACCACGACCGCGACCAATAGCGGCACGTCGACCGTTGGTGATTCCGCCGGTGGTGTTGTGGCACTCGCTCCATCCGATGGAACAGTTGCCGACAACGACGAGGTATATTTCCACACCAAGGAAGTCTATCTGTTCGCGGCTGGCAAGCCGATCAAGATGACATCCCGCGTGCAGTTCTCGGAAGCGGCTACCAATGCGGCGAACGTCTACGTCGGTCTGGCTTCCGGCGTTGCAGCCGACTTCCTTGTTGACAACGGAGCCGGTCCCGCGGCATCGTTCAGCGGTGCGGGGTTCTTCAAGGTCGACGGCGGCACCAGATGGAATGTGATGTTCTCGCTGGGATCGACCCAGAACAAGGTGGAACTGACCGCAGGCAACAGCCTCCACGGAGTCGCTCAGGTTGCTGGTGGTGCGAGCTATCAGAAACTGGAAGTCGAAGTTATTCCAACGACTTCGGCTCTTTGCGATGTGTTCTTCCGCATCGACGATTCGGTTGTCTACGTGATGAAGGATCAGACCTTCACCAGTGCGACCGAAATGAGTGCCGTCTACGCACTCAAGAACGGCAGCGCGAACCAAGAGACGCTGAACGTCGACCTCCATATCAGCGCCCAGAAGCGTTGATTTTCCCGGCTACATTCTGGTGTTAGTTTTTCATTGTTTGAAAGGGTTTGACGATGGCAAGTGTACTTGAGAAGCGGCACCAGAATCTGCGCCGGCTCTTCGAAGCTGCGGTGCGTGACGGTAGCCCGAATCGATTCTTCGAAGATACCGCCGAGATGTTCCGGGCGGATCGTGGTGGACTCGCCCAGAACTGGAGCGTGCGACGGCTCTTCGAGCAGTTCGTGCCCGGTGGCGTTGAGTACGTCCGCGACTTCTGCGATCCACGGCAGCAGGCTGTCGGCGGATACCTGGAAGCATCGCAGGCGGTTGATACCGCAGCGTTCTCCCAGTTGATGAAGCAGTTGGCCTTCACGATGACTCTGGACGGCTACCAGCGACCCGAGTTGGTGGGCGATCAGTTGGTGACCGTGATTCCGACCGTATTCAACGGCGAGAAGATCCCAGGCGCTGGCCGTGTCGGCGATGCGGTTGAGATTGTCGGCGAAGGCAATCCCTACCCGCAAGCGACATTCATGGAAGAATGGGTCGACACGCCAGAGACGATCAAGCGTGGCCTGATTCTGGATATCACGAAGGAAATTCTTTTCTTCGACCAGACCGGCGTCGTTCTTCGACGTGCCCAGCAGTTGGGCGAAGAAGTCGCGGTGAATCGCGAGAAGAGAATCCTGGACGTGGTCTGCGGAATCGCGACCGTGTACCGGCGGAACGGCGGGGCCGCTCAGGCGACCTACGCTTCCGATAACACGGTGACCACGAACGCACTGGCCGACTACACCGATATCGATGCAGTCGATCAGAAGTTCAACGCTCTGACCGATCCGACCAGCGGCGAGCCGATTGCGATCAGTCCCGATGTTCTGTTGGTGCCGAAGGCCCTGCAGAATACCGCGTTCCGGATCGTCAACAGCACGCTGATTCGGCAGACGACCAGCAGCACGATCGAGACCGAGACTCCAGGCAACAGCCTGAACCAGCCGGTCCGTGTTATCTCTGGCCAGTACGTCAAGCAGCGTACCTCCAGCGATACGACCTGGTTTTATGGCCAGCCGAAGAAGGCGTTCGCTTACATGGAAAATTGGCCTCTCCGACTGGAGCAGGCACCAGCCAACAGCGAAGCATCCTTCGAGCGGGATATCGTGGCCCGGTTCAAGGTTTCCGAGCGAGGGGCGGCGGCTGTGATGGATCGGCTCTACATGGCCAAGTCGACCTCCTGATCTTGCGTGTTTGAAAATGCAACGAATAAACTAGGGTGCATCTCTCAGGGGTGCATCCTAGTTTCATTGATGGAGCGAACATGGCAGAGACGAAGAAGGGGACGCTGGAGCAACTGGCCGACGTGGATCGGTTGCTAGCGGAGAAGAAAGCCGAACTCGCGAAGATCGAGGCGGACCTAGAAGCACGGAAGGCAGGCGGCTTGCCGTTGCTGCAGGATGGTGCGGTGCACAAAGGTGACGGCTACGTGTTCCGGGTTGGCCCGCGTGACGCCAAGCATCAAGCGACGGTTCCCGTTCGGGACATCGAAGCGTGCGACGAATCCGAGGCCAAACGGTTCTTTTGTGCCACGACGCCTGACCCTACGCGACCCGGACGGCAATTGGATCCAGTCCGATGTGAGTTGAAAGTTGAGATGATCAAGGGCATGGAGCAGCGGAAGCAGGTGTTGGCCGATCATCAACGGGCGGCGATGATCCGGACGAAGTGGCGAGCAACAGGGCAGGCGATGCCCGAGGAACTTGAATGGATGGAGAACAGGGGGCTGTCGGTCTACTAGGCTGGCGCTCACTCCCGGATTCGCGGTGCGTGCCGTGAAACAACCGCAGGGCCGGGCCGCCGTTCTCTCCTTCGGCGGTGCCGGTCCATTTTCTTTTTTGGGGGATAGTGATTATGCATCGTGTACGATTCGACGGCGGGATATCGGTGACGGTTGACGGTGCGACGGATGAGACGGAAGCGATCAGGCTTGCACGGTTGCGGGGTGTTCGCGGTGACGTGTCGGTGGTGGGTGTTGAACAGGTTTCGCGTGAAACGTTGCCCGAGCCGGTACAGGTTTCGCGTGAAACGTCTGAGGTGGTCGAGCCGGTCGAGCCAGTGCGGAAGCGACGGAGGAAGTAATGCCGAGCGCCTATATCGTTGGTTTGCAGACTCGCCGGGCAGCGATCGTAACCGAGCTATCGTTGCTGAATTCGACGAAGGCAGGAGGGAAGCCGAACATCGGATCGACCGACGGCGGAACGACCGTTGACCACGTGGGGTACAAGGATGGCCTATACCGCGAGTTGAAGATGATCGACGAGCTATTACGGAACGCAGCGGATACGGAAGCCGCGATCAATGCGGGCGATGGTGGCCCGTTCGAGATCCAAACGAACTTACTGCCGTGAGGATGCAATGAGCGCTTATCGGACGTTGATTGAGAAGCTACCAGATTGGGAAGAGATGACCGAGGCGGAAGCCGTTGCGGCGGCGCTTGCGAAGTCGCGGACGTATGTTGATCCTGATCGATGGTCTCTGATCGGCATTGCTCAGATTATCGGGCCGCAGAATATGCCGACGCTTGAATCGTTCCTCAATTCGATCGGCATGGGGTGGGCGTTCGCTCAGGGGACGGGTGCAGGTTTGCCTATTGGCGATCAAGCGTTCAACGCGGCATTGCGATCGATCGGGCATCCGTTGACGACGGCGATTGCCGACGCTGGAAGGCGACCTGCGAGCCCTTGCGAGATGACTGGATTGGCCGAGGATTCGGTCAAGATTGCCGAAGGATACCGCGCGGCGAAACTGGGGGCGCTCAAACGGGACCGATTGACAAGCGGTGCCGAGCGCTGGAACGAGTACAACCGTGCGATGCTTCAATGGGACGGCGACCCCGCTACGGAGCCTAGCCTGTGAGCATCAGCTTCATCAGTGCAGCGACCAATGCGGGTGATACGATCACACTGCCGACCCATGCGGCTGGTGATACGATCATCATTTGGGCGTTTAATGATGGGGTGGCGACCGCCCCGTCTTTGCCGTCCGGCTGGATCAACGTATTCCCGCTTACCGGTTCGCTCACTGGTGTTCGCTTGGCCTACAAGGTGGCGCAAACATCGAGCGAGACCAGCGGGACTTGGACCAATGCAGACGGGATCATTGCTGTTGTCTACCGTCCGACCGGCAACAATGTGCTGGTTCCCGGTTTGGGTGCCGGTAACCTAGCGACATCGACCACCGTCAACTATGCAGCAATCCCGGTAGCGAACGATCGAACCAACACGGACCAATGGATCCTTGGGTTTGCTGCGATGAGAAGCGACGCCAACGCACTGGAGACAGCACCAAGCGGGATGACCAATCGATCGAATCTGGTTGGAACCGGCTGGGAAATGGCGAGCCATGACACCAACGCGAACGCTTCATCGTGGGCGTCAACAAACGTTTCTGTAACCAACAGCGCGACGTGGCGAACGGCGACGTGTCAGCTGTTTGAACAGCCGTTTTATTCGGCTGGTGCTGGCGGTATGTTCTTTCGTCCCGGAATGTGTGGAGGGTTTGCGGAATGAAGCGGAAAACCACAGCCGGGATCACGTCGTTTACTCTTGAGATAATCATCCACGACACGTCGAGCACGACCGGCGCGGGCTTGTCCGGTGTTACGCATTCCAGCAGCGGTCTAGTCTTTGAATACCGTCGCCAGGGCCAATCATCCTGGACTAGCGTGACACCCGTTTCCGCGACTCTCGGTACGTATACCAGCGGTGGCATCGTTGCAAGCGGATCAAGGGCTGGACGGTACGAGATCGGCATCCCGGATGCAGCATTGGCCGCTGGTGCAAGGTCCGCCCAGGTTTGCTTGCGCGGTGTCGCTAATATGTACCCAGTCGACATAGAGATTGAGTTGGATCAGGTGAACTACCAAGATTCGGTACGAGCCGGATTGACGGCACTGCCGAACGCAGCAGCAGGTGCGAACGGTGGATTGCCAACCGGCGATTCGTCCGGGCGTGTGACCGTCGGAACCAATAACGACAAGGGCGGCTACTCGCTGAGCACGGCAGGCATCCAAGCGATCTGGGATGCGTTGACCTCCGCACTGAACACAGCGGGCAGTATCGGCAAGTGGATTCTTGATAACCTCAACACGACCGTATCGAGCCGAGCAACGCAGACTTCGGTTGATGCGATCGATGATTTTGTCGATACCGAAGTTGGTGCGATCAAGACCGTGACC